CAAGGAAAACACACACAGCTAAAATTTTGAAATCGTCTGGAGGTTATTTGAAACATGTCTAAAAGGGCGGTTTATGAAAAAGAAAAGAAAAAATTAACTGAAATATTTAGTGAAGTTGAGGAGTCAAAACGCAAGCTTGTTGAAGGTTTAATTGAAGATGCTTGCTTTTTAAAATCAGAAAATTATCAGTTGAAATCATCGCTGTCTGAAACCGGAATGGTTCTATTTCATCCGAGTAGAAAAGAATTACAGAAACCAATTGAAGCAGCAAGACAGTATTTAAAAAATGTAAATAGCTATGCTGTCATCATAAAAACATTGAATGGAGTCTTGAGTAAAAATATCTTGGATGATGATGACGAGTTGGACGAGTTCATATGATAAATTTTGATTCCCCCAACGTCCTAGCAGAACATCCACATAAATATAATGGCACCCACTCCTTTTTGCTAGAATATATTGATCTATGTAAAAAAGGTGAAATTCTAATCGGGCAAGAATTAATGATGCAGCTTGATATACTCATAGAGAATTTTAATGACAAGGAAATTGAAATTAATTTTGATGATGCACATAAACGTATACGTTTTATTGAAACAAAGTGTAGACATTTTGAAGCACCATTTGCAGGAAAACCATTTATTTTAGAACTGTTTCAAAAGGCATTCATTGAAGCAATTTATATATTTAAAATATTTGATGACGAAATAGGAAAATGGATTCGATTGTATCAGGATATCTTGTTTTTAGTGGCCAGGAAGAATGGAAAGACACCACTTATTGCAGCTATTTGTTTGTCTGAATATTTCTGTGGAGAAGTAGGGACAAGAATTCTTTGCAGTAGCAATGATTATGAACAGGCAGATTTAATGTTTCAAGCTATTAATTCCATGCGTGAAGAAAGTAAAGCATTATCAAATGTAACAAGAGGAAATATTAAAGAAATTTCATTTGGCAATCCTAGAAAACCAAAAAAACGTGGAAAATTTAGCTATCAGAACAAGGGTAAAATTAGAAAAATATCTGCAAAGACAGGTGGTAAAGAAGGAAGAAACATTAGGGTTGGTGCTGTAGATGAAACACATGAACTGAAAGACAATTCATCCATTATGCCAATTAGACAAGCATTGTCTACACAGGATGATCCATTATATATAGAATTAACTACAGAAGGTGTAATTAATGATGGTTATTTAGACGACCGATTGAAAGAAGCAAGACAAGTATTAAACCGTGAAATTGAACGGCCGCGGTGGTTGATTTGGCTATATACTCAAGACAGTGAAAGAGAAATTTGGCAAAGCGAAGATTCCTGGTTAAAATCAAATCCCGGTTTAGGTGTAATAAAGAAAAGAAGTTTCCTTCAAAAAATGATTGATGAATCAAAAACAAGTAAATCAATGCGTGTTTATGTTATGTCGAAGGACTTTAATATTAAACAAAATAATGCTACAGCTTGGCTAACGCCTGAAGACATTAACAACGAAGAGACTTTTGATTTAGAGGATTTCCGTAATAGTTTTGGAATTGGCGGAGTAGATTTATCTAAAACTGGCGATTTAACAAGTGCAAAAGTTATGTTGATGCGAAAAGACGATCCCAAAAAGTATTTTGTACAGAAATATTTCATCCCGCAATCTAAGTTTGATAATTTATCAACTGTAGATAAAGAAAGATTTAGAGAATGGGTAAGACAGGATTTTATTACTGTTTCTCCAGGCAATGAGAATGACTTTTCACTGGTGACAGCTTGGTTTGTAAAATTATTCAAATCATATAATATACGGGTATATAAAACAGGATATGATAAATGGTCAGCTGTTTATTGGTCTAAAGAAATGGAAGCCCATGGGTTTGATACAGAAAAGGTTGCTCAAGATTATAGTTTATCTGAAGCAATGAAACTCGTTGAAGCTGACTTAAAGAGTAATCTCATCGTTTATAATAATAATCCAATTGATAAATGGTGTTTAGAAAACACAGCATTAAACTTTAATACAAAAATGGATATGATGCCGATTAAAATTCAAGGTCAGGACGATAAGAAGATTGATGGTGCAGTTACAAAAATAATCGCTTATAAAGTATATATTGATAATCGTTCTGAGTTTATGCAGCTGGTGGGAAGGTGATTCCTTTGAAAAGGATTAGAAATATATTAAAAAGGTTTCCAAAATATATGGATGATTTACTCCTAATTATAGGAGTTATTTTATTGTCCATTGGAGTATTTAAAATTTATATTCCAGCTGGTTTTATTATTTTGGGCATATGTTTTATTTCTTTTGCCCTTTTATATGCAAGTCGAGAAGTAGGTGATTACGGTTGATTCTAACAAAAATGTTTAAAGGGAATAAGGTAAATAAACAATTAGATCATGCGCAAATGTTGAGTGGAGATAGCCCTATTTTTAATCAGTTTGGTAAAAATGTATATGCTTCAGATATAGTTCAAATGTGTATTGATGTTATTGCTACAGAATGTAGCAAATTAAAGCCCAAACACATTCGAACAGATGACAAAGGTATGCAAACGACAGTCAAAAGTTCAATGAATAGATTATTTAAGTTTTCTCCAAATGAATTAATGACTACTAGAGACTTTATTGAGAAAATTATCTGGATGTTATATTTAAATTTAAATGCTTTTATTTACCCTATGTATACCGTTAAAAGGAATTCTCTGGGGAAAAGAGTAAAAGAATATACTGGGTTTTATCCATTGAATCCCTCCATTGTTACATTTCTTCAAAATAAGAAAGGGAAGTTATTTTTAGAAATGGAATTTATGAATGGAGAAATATATACCATTCCCTACTCTTCAATAATTCATCTCAGGAAAAGATTTTCTGTAAATGACGTAATGGGAGGAGGCGTTAATGGACAGCCTGATGATGAAGCACTTTTGAAGGTTCTGAATATCAATGACACTTTAATGCAAGGATTAGAAAAAGGTATTCAAACTAGTATGCAGGTTCGAGGGATTATCAAAAAAAATACAATGTTGGATGATGGAAGTATTGATAAAGAAAGAGAAAAATTTGAAGACAAAATAGCTAATAATAAATCAGGTATATTAGTTACTGACTTAAAGAGCGATTATATCGATATTAAGCCTAATCCAAAAATGATTGACAAAGAGACATTGGATTTTTTACAAAGCAAAGTGCTTAATCATTATGGTGTCTCTGTGCCTATTTTAACAGGAGAATTCTCAGATGAGGATTACCAAGCTTTTTATGAGAAAACATTGGAAACAATTGTAATCAGCTTAGGACAAGCATTTTCTAAAACTATATTTTCTGATGAAGAATTGGAAAATGGCGACGAAATTGTGTTCTATCAAAAAGATATGATGTATTTAAGTACCTCAGCAAAATTAGATGTATTGAAAACAGCGGGGGAACAAGGTCTACTAACAGATAATCAAAAACTAGGAATCTTAGGATACTCCCCTATTCAGGGTGGAGACAGGCGTACAATGTCCTTGAATTATATTAATGTAGATCTCATTGATTCTTATCAAATGAGTAGATCTAGTAATACAGGCGGAGGGAGCAGCCAAAATGAGTAAAGAAACGTTAAATAAAAATGAAATGGTGAAGCGTAATTTTAATTTAATTGATTTACGAGCTGCAGAAGACGAGGAAAAAGGAACCTATATTGAAGGGCACCCTGCTATTTATGATCAGAGGACTAATATAGGTGGCTGGTTTTATGAAATAATTGAGCGTGGGGCATTTGATAGCTGTGATTTTGATGATGTTTTATTCAGTGTAAACCACGATTTAAGAAAAATACCATTGGCCAGGAGCAGAAGAAATAATGGAAACTCCACTATGCAGCTGCAGACGAATGATAAAGGGCTATATATCAGAGCAAATCTAGATGTTGAAGAAAACAGTGAAGCAAAATCCTTATATAGTGCAGTAAAGAGAGAAGACATCGATGGGATGTCTTTTATTTTTTTTGTAGAAGATGAAAAGTGGGAAGAGCTTGACAGCGATATGCCTACAAGGCGCATCCAAAAAATAAAAAGAGTAATAGAAGTATCTGCAGTCAATTTCCCTGCATACCAGGGGACTGACATAAATGCTCGTGACAAGTCTGTATTGGATAATGCAGCAGCGGCATTGGATAATGCCCGGTCTCAGTTGGATAACTCGAAAAGCGAGCAGGAATTAGAAGTATTGCAATTAAGACACCAATTATTAATGAAAATGGAGGAAAGATAAAATGAAAAAAAGATTATTGGCTTTATTAAAAAAGAAAGAAGAACGTAAAAAAGAACTGGGAAACACAGGAACTTCCACCGAGTCAATTGAAGAGTTACGTAGCATTAATAAAGAAATTGAAACGTTAAATGGTGAGATTGCGGAATTACGTGGTTTGATTGACGATATTCCAGATGAAGAAGATAACCCAGAAGCAGGGGAAGAGGGTGATAACCCTGAACAACGGAATAACCAGCAAGACCAAATGAATGTTCTTGGCACTTACGGTGTAGGAGGTGGCCGTCAAGCCAGGGAAGAAGAGCAAGAAAAAGAGAATTGGGAAGAGCGTGGTCAGGATCTATATGATTCACGAGCAGTGACTGTGAGCAGCGGTGATTTAGTTATCCCAAAACACACTTCACCTAATATCAAAGGAACCTTTAACCAGGTTTCAACACTGATTGACCGAGTACGCACCGTGCCATTGCAAGGTGGAGAATCTTATGAAACACCGTATGAAATCGAACATGGTGAAGGTAATTACACAGCTGAAGGTGAACCATATCATGAAATAGACACCGAATTTGGTTATGCACGAATTAATAAAACGAAAATTACTGCCTACAATGAAATTACTGAAGAAGTTTTAAAATTACCACGAGCAAATTATGGTCAGCGAGTTGTCGCTTCTGTTAGAGGGTCTTTACGCAAGAAAATCACAAAAGAAATTCTTAATGGACGCGGACCTTCACAAGATGAATTTGTAGGTATCTTTTCAGACCAAGCGACTGCGATCAATCCAGCAACAGATATTTCGAT